AAAGAGATTCTAGAAAGGGCACTAGCTATAGAGATTGCTGAAGGAAGACTACACAAGAGTATTCCTTATGGTGAACTAAAAGCTACTTGGAAGTAAAGATGGAGTATAATAAAAAAGAAGAACTTTTTGATAAAATTAATGGACTAAAGATTCTTGGTGCTACTTTACAAGAAAGCTGGTTTAATAAAGGAGTAATTGAGTCTTTTGAACGTACTGAGAGGTTCTTTAATAGAGAGCTTGTACCTGAAGTACCTCAGTATGTAGCTGATTGGTATAAGTCTAATAAGAAAAACTTAGATTATAACCTATGGAATTACATCATGGATTGGGAAGATACAGAAGAGGATAATTTCAAAAGATGGCTAAATAATTCAAAAGATGCTTTTCAAACTATCATTAATATGCACCAGTTTGGTTATAAGATTAAGGAAGAGAAAAAGTATAAAGTAAAATTTAAAAATGTTGTGAAAGACTCATCATGCCTTAAGTATGATGGTGTTGTTGGGAAATGGTATTTTGGTATGGGGAATGATTCTATTGCAATACGTTTATACCACACTAAGGAAGAGCTTGAAGAAGCTGGTTTTGGGGAAGTGTTCAATAGCCCGTTGTTTGAAGTAAAAGAGGTGGAAGAATGATTACAAATTTATTAGATGAAACAGTAGAATTTTTAGAAGAATATGATAAAACACTGGATGATATTTTGTATATTCAAGGTGATGATTTTGAAATCACAAGAAAAAACTTTGAAACAGTGGCAAGGGATACAAATTATGATTCTGGCTATGGTGCTCAACATGTACCAAAAGACCTTGTGCTAGTTGGTGAAGACTGGTGGATTGAGCGTTATGAGTATGATGGTGCTGAATGGTGGGATTTTAAGAGTATTCCAGCAAGAAAGCAGTACATGAAGAATATCACAAACCTGCATAAAGGCATGTGGGATACCCTTAAGGAAATGAATGAGGATGAGTTGTAATGAAATTTTTAATACTTGGTCTTGAAAACAAAGAGGTAGGATTCCAGCTATTTATTATAAATATTTCTGAGATCATTCTAATTGATGAAGTGGATTTATTTAAAAATATATGTTTGAAGGCATCCTTAAAAGATGGTGGTATGCGATATTTCAACCATGTAAGAATTGCTCCTGGAAAACTAGTAGAAGTAAATCGTATTAGTGATTTTTATAAAATTTTGGAGGAGTATAGTGCTTGATTTTTTATACATTACACTAGTCTTTATATGGTTTTCAGGAAGGGTAGGTACTGTGGTTAAGCTATACATATCTTGCATGAAAGGAGAGAGTGATGAATGAGGAAGTAGTTGTAAGATATCACTTTATAGGTGGTGAAACTGTTGACTGCGAGTACACAGATAAAGAAATGTACTGGTTAAGTGTTACCAGTATGGAAGAGCAAGGTTTACTAATCGTTGATAACAAAGTGATTAACACAGAGAATATAACCTATTCTGAAATTATTAAAGAAAGAGTGATGAACATTGATAAACACTATTGATCTTAAATATCCTGTGTGCTTGGATATTGAAACAACAGGTCTTGATAGGTTTAGAGATGATATCACTTCAATTCAGATTGGGTTTACAAATGTAGACCAAGGAAAATATGTGCGTAGGTTCTTCGATTGGAAGAAATTAGGAATGAAACGTGCTTTAATGCTTCTTACTAAGCTTAAGGATGCTAAGCTAGTTACACACAATGGAAAGTTTGACTTACTTTTCCTGTATGTTAAGACAGGGGTAGAGTTGAAGCTGTGGGTTGATACATTGGTAATGGCTCATGTTTGTGGTGAGGAAGAGCTTGGACTTAAACCACTAACTAAGAAGTACTTTAGGGTAGACTATGATATCTCTAAGGAAGCCAAGACAGGAAAGATCACAGAGAAGTTTAAAGCTTATGGTTTGGATGATGTGTACTATCCTATGGAGCTGGTTAAGATCTTTAAGAAGAAGCTAAAAATCTATAACCTTGAGAAAGTGTATAAACATGAGATGCGTGTTTATAAAGCTTACCTTGAGGTTGAAAAGAATGGAGCACCCATAAGTCCTAGAAGACATGAGATAGCTAAGAAGCTTCAGGAGCAGTATAAGCCTATCCTTGAAAGACTACTCACAGTAGGTAATATTAACTGGAACTCTACAGCACAGGTAGCTAATATACTTTTCACAGATAAGGACGTTCCTGTGTATGATGAGAAAGGAGAGAAGCTACCTAACACTTATGAAGTGCTTGAATACTCCTTCATGAATGATATAATATATAGAGGTGAGTTTGACACACGTAAGGGAGCTACACTGTTTATGAATGAGTGGAAGGAAAAGAATCCTCACCTGTATGATATTAAGGTTAAGCTTAAACACAACTATGCCCCTGTGATTATTGGCTATGGTGTAGGGCTTAAGGCTATTGAGAAAACAGCTAAGGGAGTACCTTCAGTAAGCAGTGATGTGCTAGTAAACTATGTGGGTAATCCTGTAGTAGATGATCTACTAGAGTATCGTAGGTTGACTAAGCTGGAAACATTTATTAAATCTTGGGAAGAAATTCAGGTAGATGATAGAATCTATCCTAGCTTCAATATTACAGCACGTACAGGTAGAACTACATGCTCCAATCCGAACATTGACTATTGTTGAGTGTTCTTTCACCGTAAGGTGTCAAAATAAACTGTGTGAACTCAGGGAAACCCTTCATTTATTGGGCAATCCTGATCCAAGCCTTGTAGGGATACAAGGAAGGTCAAGAGACTAGGTATAGTAGTCTAGAACAGATGAAATACCCACGAGCGCACAGCTCCTAGGAAACTAGGATGAAGATATAGTCCGACCTTACAGGATGACAAACTGTAAGAGCTAGAGGATAAAGAGCCTCTAGGGTAACAAATGCCAACAGATCCCACAAGATAAGAATGTACGTAACCTTATAGAAGCACGTGAGGGCTGGAAGATACTTGAATGTTTCAGTGGAGATACTGAAGTACTTACTGAGAGAGGATGGCAAAGATTAGATTCTTTAGATAAGTCACTCAAAGTAGCTCAGTATGATACAGAAAGTAGAGAGATCACTTTTGAAAAGCCTCTTCAGTATATTCATCATAAGGATAGAGAAACATTCTCTTATGAGGATAGACATACTTCACTATGTGCTACAGATAACCATAACATGCTCACTGTGTGGGGCAAAGATTATGATGTAGTTAAGCATAAGTTTAAAGATGTAAGATTCTCTAGAGGTAATGCTTTCATTAATGCAGGCTTCTATAATAATGGAGCTTCTAATGAATTTCAAGCTAGGTATATTGCAATGTTTACAGCAGATGGTAGTAAAGATAGAGAAGGCTATGTAACCTTCTGCTTCTCAAAAGAGAGAAAGGTTGAACGCTGTAGGTATATTTTAAATAAACTTGGTATTGAATATTCATTCAGAAAATATACAAGAAGAAGTGGTGTACTCAATTATGTATTTTATGTAGGCAAGCGTACTAATAATCTACTGAAAGGTTTTGTGGATAGAGACAAGAAACTTACAATGAACTGTATTCATAATCTTGATATTAAAGCTTTCTTAGATGAAGTACAATATTGGGATGCAACTTATACAGTAGCTAGGGGTAAACAGACAGTAAGGTTTACAACTTGTGTAAAAGAAACTGCTGAGATCATTCAACTAATGTGTAATCTACAAGGCAAGAAGTCAACCATAAGGATTGATGACCATAACAAGAAAGTCACTAATGGAAAACACAGTCGTGTATATTATCTTTCATATAAGAGACACAGAGATGATCCTCACACATTCATGAGTGGTGAAGTGGTTGATTTTACCAATCCTACTATCCAGGATGTATATTGTGTTACTATGCCTAAGGGAACAGTAGTGATTAGACACAATAGAAAGGTATCTATACAAGGAAACTGTGATTTTTCACAAATTGAGCTTCGTGTGGCTTCCATGTTCTCAGGAGATGCTAACATGCAACACGCTTATCAGTCAGGAAGTGACTTGCATAGTAAAACTACTGAATTGCTTTTTGGAGATACTTCCAGCCTTAGCCATCAAGAGCAGAAGAGGAAACGTACTGAAGCTAAATCCATGAACTTTGGGTTTTTATACGGAATGAGTGCAAAAACATTCGTAGATTATGCAAAAGGATATGGATTGAATATTACTGAAGAAGAATCAGAAGGCTTTCGTAACAACTTCTTCAAGGCTTATCCTACACTTTTACAGTGGCATGAAGATTGCAAAAATTATGCAAAAGCAAATGGATATACATGGTCTCCTATTGGAAGGAAACGATTCTTGCCTGATATCAATTCTAGCAACTTCAAGCTAAGAGGTCAGGCAGAGCGACAATCCATAAACTCAGGAGTTCAAGGATTCGCTTCAGACATGTGTACAAGTGCTCTAGCTGATATTGTGTTTAGTAAAGAGATTGACCATGATAGATGTATTGTACTAGGTTCTGTGCATGATGCTATTCTCTTTGAGATTAGAGATGACTATGTTGAGGAAGTAGTTCCTAAACTTAAGAGCATGATGGAAAACCCTTCTATCATTGAGGGTATTGACATTCCAATACCAATTATTGCTGATGCTGAAGTTGCACAAGCATGGGGAGGATAAGAATGATAATCTTAGATAAGCCTGCTTATAGGCTTGATGAATACAAAGAGATCAGAGAGGCTAATCGCAGGTTTTTCAAGATGGACCCTGAGCACTACATAGACAAGCAGAATGATTGGGAAGACTTATACACAATCTCAATCAGAGGCACTGTGTATGTAATGGATGACTTCTTTAATGGTCTCAGACATATCAGAAAACACTATGGTCAACCTGTGTCTAAGATGAGCAGTTTTGACCTAATATTTAAGACTAAACATGGACTACCTGAGGAGATTGACTACATGTACCGTAGATTCAGTAATGCCTACAAGACTGTGACTGACTACATTTCACAGACATGTTGCTTCTCTCATGTGGTCATTGATGAGCCTGAAAGGATAGAAAGGAGGATTGTTCATTATCCTGTGATTGATAGAACTGTTCCTCTTTGGTTAAGAGAGAAGATCATTTCAATCATTGATAATGGTTATGCAGAATGACTTATAATGTATTAGAGTTCTTTGATAGCCAGCTTAAGAAAGTACACAAGTTTGATACTTATGAAGAGGCTGAAAAGTTCCATGAAGAGATGCACAGAAAGACTAAAAGCACTTACTTCATTAGATATAAGATGGATTTAAACAATGTATTCTAGGAGGAATAATGGTAAACAAAAGTAGCTCAGTAGGAATTACTGAGGATATTATCACAAACATCATGCACTTGGGAGCTAGTGAGTACCACTTGGAGATCCTTATCCGTAAATATGAGGATCAGATTAAGTTTTGGTATAACCTGGATAATCCTGAGTTTCAAACTGAGGAAGATAAAGTAGCTATCTATGACACAAAAGACAAGGTGTATCAAATTACACAGCTTCTTCAGACTACTACTGAACAGCGTAGAAAAGCTATGGAATTGCTTAAGTCACAGGCTAATGAGGAAGGAAACCCTGACATGTGGTGTCTCCTTAAACACGTTCTTGTGGCAACTATTACAGCGTTTGAGGCTTGGCAAGTAGACCTAGCCAATGATAAGGTTAAGTTTGCTTTCCTTGAACAGTCACGTGTAGCAAACCAAGTTTTAGCTATCTTTTTAGGTTATGAAGTTACTCCATGTAGTGCTTGCTTAACAGATCAATTAAAAGAGGACGGGAAGTAATTCCCGTCCTGTGAGGAAAATTATGAATTACAAAGAAATTATTGAAGATTTTTTAAAAACTAAAAGTAAATCTAAACTATGTAATGAGTTAGGTATCTCACAGTACTACCTTGATAAGATCCTTCAAGGTGAGGAAGTACCTGACATGGTAAAAACTAAGATTGTCAACATGGTTGCAGATGAGACTGATGACACAGAAGATATTTTAATCACTAAGACTGAGGAAGATTTCATCCTTGATGCATCTATTGACACTTTCCCTGATAAGGTTAACCGTATCTCTTACCTGAACTATGTTCTAAATAGCACAAAAGCAAACAAAAACCACTATTGGAGACAAGTGCTTACTAAGAATGGATCTAGCACAGAAGAGGAAACTGTGGATCAACTAGAGCGTATGGTAAACGCTATCCTGAAAGGTAACTGGAAAGTCTCTGAAGAGGATGTACCTTACATGATTAAGCTTCCAAGTTACCACTACTTAACTAAAATGGTTGATGGATCTACAGGGTGGTCACTTGCGAAAAATTCAAACACTGTGGTAGGAAGTAGCAAAGATGAATTGCTTAAACAATATCCTGAGTATGAAGACTTTATTGTGCAAGAGCCTCTTAATGTTGTGAGCTTTAAACCACAAGGTGAAAAGAGTAAACGCTTCACACCTAGCAGAAAGAAAGGCTTTGTGATCAAGGAACATGCAACAAAAAATTATTAATTATGTTCTCTTCTTTGGATTCCTACTGTTGACTCTTTGCTGTTATACCACTGTGATCTCACAGAAGGCTCAGATTGAGAGTTTAGAATACCAGGTGGGTAAACTTAAGGGTGAAGTAAAACAGAACCATGAGGAGCTTAATAGCAAGGTCTATTCACTTGATATGAGATTCAAGGACATGGTTTATTATTTGGAAAATGGAGTAAGTAGAGGTGGATAATGACAACTTATAGTGTAAGTCGTGTAAAGACATTTTTGGACAATCCTTGGAAGCATTGGTGTAAATACCTAGCAGGCTACAAGGAAAAGCAAGATCCTGAAGTAACACAGTACATGGATCGTGGAACATACTTCCATAGGGGCATGGAGCTTTTAGCACAAAGTAAAGGTAAAATGACTCAGGAAGAGTTGTATGCTAAGCTACGTGAGATCTATGCAGAATCAGGTTTCTTAGAGGAAGCTAAACTTTCAGGTGAGCTTGCTATTGATCGTTACCTTTCAGAAGGTGAGCCTGTAGACTTTGAGAAAATCATTGAAACTGAGCATCAAGTGTACTTTGACCTCCCTAATGGACACCAGTTCACAGGTATCATTGATGCTGTTATTCAGAATGATGATGGAACTGTGACCATTGTTGATTATAAGACTCACTCTACAGCTCCTACAGATGATGAATACCGCTATAGCCTTCAAGGTAACTTGTATATGTATGTGTATACACAGCTAGGTTACAATGTACGTGATATGATCTTTGATTGTGTGAATCCTAAGATTAAGCTCACAGGAAGAAACTACAAACGTAAGACAATCCGCCTTGTGTACAATGAATATCGCACTAAGGACTTCTTTGATCAGTTTGTACATCTTGTAGACCTAATTGAGTCTGATCCTGAGTTTAAGCTGTACATTCCAGGAAAAAGTGGACATAAGCCTGATGCCTATGATTACCTCTATAAAGTGTATATTGGTGAGATGATGGAAGACCTAGATGAATTTATTGAGAAAAATTTTCAAAAAAGGGTTGACAGTCCAACCCAAAAATGATAGAATAACTTTGTTGGGTTATCCAGCAATACACTATAAGGAGGAATCAAATGATTAGGTTCATTTGGGCACAGGATGCTAATGGTTTGATTGGAAGTAAAGGAAAGATCCCTTGGTACAATCGAGATGATCTTAACTACTTCAAGAATCAGACAACAGGTGGCATTGTAGTCATGGGAAGCAGGACTTGGTTCTCTCTAGGATGCAAACCACTTAAGAATCGTCATAACATTATCCTGACAAAAGAGGATGACATTAAAGGTTATGACCAAGAGAATGTCTACATTGCTCACACAGCAGAAGAAGTCATTGAGATCTATGAGAACTCTAGCCTAGATCTTTGGATCATTGGTGGAGCTATGACTTATAAGACTTTTGAGCCTTGGTGTGAGGAAGCTGTGGTAAGCACAGTGGAAGGTGAGTATGAAGGAGACACTTACTATAAGGGTCTAGTGGATAAGCTCACTGAGGAGAATGTAGTAGTTACAATGAAAGGTGATGGTTTCACAGTGAAACATTATAAGGTGAAATGATGGTAACACAAGATGCTTGTATCTTTCTATGTATTGTATGTTCATTTCTAACAGGGGTTCTTTGCTACTTTATTGGAAAATGGGATAAAGAAGATAAGCATACAACTATAAAAGGTACAAAACTAAAACTCATTGAAGGTATTGATGGAGTTACATCAGTACAGCTTACTCCTATCCGTTATGTAGAACTTCTCACAAAAGAAGAAGAGTGTAATGAGTTGAAACTAGCTATCAAGAGGTTTGCAGATGAAACTCCTAAAGGAACTTAAAGATTTAATTTCCCTTATGGGATGTATGATTGTATCAGTAGCTTTACTAGCTATCACAACTAAGCTTATAGCTATTGTATGGAACTTTATTATGGCATGGTGACATGATGAAAGAAGATATTGTAAACCCAAAGCGTTACACAGGAAACAAACTAGAGTGCTGGGATTTTTGGATTGTAGCTAAACTCAATCCTCTAGTAGCCTCTGCTGTTAAGTATGTGTGGCGATATAAAGATAAGAATGGAGTAGAGGATCTTAAAAAGGCTCTTGTGTTCTTAGATAAAATGAAGAATACACCTCAGGAAGCTCTCTACTTTGAAAAAGGTGAGTTCTTTGCATCAGAAGATCTACTTGAAAGTATGAGTGATACTCAGAGATTCATTGTAAACACATCTGTGCAAACAACACATGAAGATTTATATAAGGTAGCTATTAGTGATATGGAGATTGCTATTAACTACTTGATTAAAACAGAATATGGAGATGAAAGTGACTAACACACAATTATTAATTTTTATCTTACTATTGCTTAATTTTCTCTTGGATCTCTACTACTTCTTTGAGAAGACAAGTAAGAAAACAGTTAAAATTAAGTATAAAGACAATGTAGCACACCTTGTGGATCTCACAAAAGGTGATTGGATTGATCTAGCCTCACCTAAAAGTATTGTTTACAAGAAAGGTGACTTAGTTCAGGTTTACTTTGGAGTAGCTATGGAGTTACCTTCTTACTATGAAGCTCATATTGCACCAAGATCAAGCCTATTTCAAAACACAGGCTTGCTTCTCACAAATGGTGTAGGAGTTATTGATAACTCTTACTGTGGTGATGAAGATTATTGGGGAGCTAAGTTCTATGCTACACGTGATGGACTCATTGAAGAAGGACAGCGCTTGTGTCAATTCAGAATTATTGAAAACCAACCTAATATTCATTTTAAAGAAGTTGACCACTTAGGTAATGAAAACCGTGGTGGTTATGGAAGTACAGGAAAGTAGGAACACATGAAATTACAAAAACTAACTAAAATTAAATTACACACACTAACCACATTCTATGGTGAGCCTGGGAGTTCAAAGACTACCTTCATCAACACGCTCCCTGGAAGTGTACTAGTGATTGATACTGACCGTGGATTGGCTTCAGTATCTCCTGATGATCGTTTTGCTGTAGCAGAATGCCACACATGGGATGATGTAGTGGAAGCTATGAACTTTGCTAAAGGCTTTGATAGCATTGCTGTGGATCACTTCACAGGAGTTCAAGAGCTTCTTTACAAGCACCTTATGGAAAAGGCTTCAAGCAAGAAGATGACTCTTCCTATGTATGGTGAAGCATCAACTATCCTCAAAGGACTTATTGACGAGCTTGTGGCTATATCTTATGCAGGTAAAAATGTATATGTTATCTGCCAACAAAAATCTGTCAACCTTGAAGATGTTGTAGATGAAAACATTCCAGCAACTATCATCCCTAACTTGATGGAAAGTGTAGGTAAGTACCTTACAGCATCAAGTCGTGTTATTGGACACACAGAGCGTATCACTAAGTCTAAAGTTGTTAAAGGAGTTAAGAAGACTAAGGACTTCTATCAAGTCCGTCTTTCAGGAAACCCTGCATACAACTTGAAGGTAACTCGCAAACCTGGACTAGCAATTCCTGAGACTGTGACTAACCCTACTTGGGAAACAATTGTAGGATACACAGATGGAACAACACAAGCTAAAGAAGCTAAATCAAAAGAAGCTAAAGAAGAAACTAAGGAAACAAAAGGAGAATAACTATGTCAAAACTATCATTTAAAGCAAAAGCACCTGAAGTCCGTGAATTTATTTACACACCAGGACGATATGAAGTACTTGTGGAAGCTGTAGAGCAAGGAACTAACCAAAACACAGGAGCACTTTTCTACAAGTTTGTGCTTCGTGGTAACTTTGGTGAAAACCTTACAATGTTTAACTTGTTTGTACGTGACAACACTTATGGACAAGAACAACTCTACAAGATCATTGAAGCTGTAGGTCTTGATCCTAACTCAGATGATATTGACACAGATGATATTGTAGGTAAGTACATGGGAGTTGAGATCAAAGAAGGTGATCCTTACAATGGGAAACGCCAATTCAATGTACGTGACATCTTTGCTCTTGATGAAGAGGAAGAAGAAGGCTCAACAGACTCGGATGCAGATGATGATTGGGCAGATGCAGAATAATTAAGTGGTATCCCTAGTGGATACCTTACACAGAGTAGCTAGGATATCCTTATAGATTACATTTTTATTTTGATTGCCAGCATTTGTGATTCCCACACTAGCTACTCTCTGTAAGGTATTTACTTTTTTGACAAGCCTAGTTAGTACAAAAAGACTTTCCATAGATATTTCTACACCCAAAGTTATTCTCACGATTTATGTTACTATATATTTTTTGATTTCGCTTCTATTACCCAACTAACTAGGCTTCTTAAAGGAGTAAATATGAATAAACTTGAAGAGTTTAAGCTCTATGTGTTAAAGCGTAGAGATGCCTTTGAGCACAAGTACAGAATAGGTAACAAGACTGTGGGAGATCTTTACAGATATGATCTTCCTAACAATCTAAAATACCTTGATGACATGTCTCAAATGTTTATTAGAACACTAAACACAGCTAGAGTACCCCTTAGGGATAAGCTTCTTACTGTGTATGTGTATCGTTACATAGGTCATGAAAAGTATGTCAGAAGATGTACTAATGAACATGATGTTGTGACTATACACCAGCTTGAAAAGATAGCAACTAAGCTTAACTCAGCTAAGGCTAAGCTCTCTCCTAACTACAAGTCTCCTGCTATTCAGGTAATGACTAGAGAGCTTAATAGAGGAGAAAGGTTTCTTGCTTCCTGTGCAGATTTCATTGACAAGCTTCCTGATGATCTATTCTATGGATGGAAGTGTAGTGAGATCTATAGATACTATAATAAGAAGTGTGATGTGTATGGACTGAGTAAGTTCACAGCTTATAACCTAGCTACTGACCTAGCTTACATTAATGAGCTACACATTGAACTAGACTTTATTAATGGATGCTCACCTAGCATGAGAAAGATGTACCTTGAAATTGTAGAGAAGGATAGGTTTAATGCACAAGAGTATAAGAAGTTTGCTATTGACTTCATGAAGTGGTATCTAGATCAGCCTTTTGCAGATAGCAAAGAGAGGATCATTACCCCTAATGATGTAGGACACATGCTTGTAGCTTACTATAAGCTCACAAGAGGTATGTGCAAGATTAGATACCCTAAGAAGACTAGGGTTAAAGTTAGTGACTTGGTAATATCAAGGAGTATGTATGAATTTTATAAAGGTGTACCAAGTGAAACTGATTGATGAGCTTGGTAATTGTTACTATGATGAAACCATCTGTGGCTTTAAGAAGAGACAGAAGTTCATCAAGAAATGGTCAGGAGATGATCAAATTACTAGAGTTCAAAAAGGTGATATAACTATTTATATAAAGAACTGTGGAGAGGAGTTATGGTCGTATGAATGTTGATATTGAAAAGGTAAAGTTAGCAGAAGAGCCTAAATCATCACCAGCTAAGGCATCTGATGAGTATATCAAGCTAGAAAGAGAATTTGACAAGCTTACTGAAGCTATTAAGCTTTCACATAGCACAAGAGAAAGAAATGCTATGAGAGCAAGAAAAAAGAAGATCCGTGAACAACAGAATCTTCTTTACTATCAAATGCTATACTCAGGCTACATTGAGTACACTCAGACTGTGCTAGGGTTATCTACACCACAAGCACTGTACAAGAGACTCAAGAAACATAAGAAAAAATAAGAGAGCAATTAAGCTCTCTTTTTATTTTGGACAATTACAGTCATCCTTAGGAAGCTCTGTAAGTTTCAAACATTCAGGAGTATCTTGTGCATCCATTACAGGAGTATACTCTAGCTTGAATTGGTGTACACGGAAGACACCTGAAGAAGAGTTAGCAGGCTCTACTCTCACCTTTACGTGCTGTCCAGCAGGAACAATAATACTATCAGACATCTCCATAGCACCATCTGAGATACCAGTCATCTGCCAGTGTACTCCACGGTTCTTTCTAAGGTCTTCAGTATACTGTTCTCCTGAGTGATAAACTACAATCTCCATTGTGTTATCCTGAGCAGGATTAAGTGTAGTACCATCAGCACACCATCTGATGTAAACACGATACTTTCTATCAGTTTGTTTTCTTCTTCCATCATCAGACTCACCAGCTACAACTCCTGTAGTAGAGTCCATGTAGAGGTCTAAGTCATAACCATCTGTGATAGGGTGATAGAAGTCAGCAGAAGACACAGCAGAGTTTCTAGCATAGTTTACTTGAACAGCACCTACATCACCCATCTTAGATAGGTATTCAGCCATACACTGAACCATATCCCACAATGCACAGATGTTTTGGATGTAGTGGTTAAGTTGACAAGCAAGCTTCTTCATGAATGAACTGAAGAACTTAGGATTGTAGCACTTCTGACTCTCAGCCATACATGCAAACCGTCCTACACCCTTGTTATTTTCATCTACTAATCGTTGACAATCTGCAACAGGAATTTCATCACAGTCACATTCATCATACCAACAGCGATCCTTAGGATTTTCACCATAACTAGTAAATGTAGCCTCATTTAATCTAGTTGTTTTATCATCAATAGCCATTAGTTACCTATCTTTCCTTGTGCTTTCCACTTACCACCTTTACGAATACGTGATGGTGAGTAGTTTTCTTTACCAGTATCAGTAGCATAGATCTCAGCATTGGGCTTAGTATCCCAAAAGTTTTGGTTAGCTGTTCTTCTAATCTTCATCCACTGTCTAGTAGTGTTAAGAGACTTCCAAGTGTTAGACTTTCTGATAGCCCACGGTCTAATCTTAGCATTTTCTGTGTAGTACACAGTAATGACATTGTTACCTTCTACCACAGTATGAGTGTAACTTGTTCGCTCAGGAGCATAGTTAGTGATAGCAGGAGGGTTGTAGTTCACTTTGCTACCAATAGCCTGATTACTTAGAGTCACATCCCCACGTAGAGGTTGATTATTAGCCTTATTAAGATGTTTAACAATAACATTAGCAGTAGTGGGAATCTTCTCATATCTGAAGGTGAAGTTACCTGTACCTGTTACTTTAGGCACATTGATAGGATTCTGTCCTGACACAAGCCTGTAACCAGGGATATTAGGAGGATCTTTCCTGAAAGGGTCTCCATGAGTTACAGGTGTGTAACTTTGAGTCTGAATCTCTTTACCAGTGTCCTTATCAATAAACTTAACAATCTGTCCATAAATAGGATTGTATCTAAAAGTAAGCTCTTTGGTTTGTCCTGAAGGTACTTTCACAGATTGTGTTCTGCTCCCTGTGATTTTATAAGTAGCCTTATAGACCTCAGGAGCAGTGTGTGATTGACTTGTATCACCAGGTACTTTCTTACTCTCAGTGGTTAGTGTAGCTCCTGTAACATTATTAATATACTTAACTACAAGAGTACCCTCTTTAGGAGCTTGAGGAACATTTAGTATACTTGTATCAGGTACAGTCAAACTGAATGATACAGTAGCAGTTGTTGGACTGAACTGCCACTGGTCGTTAGTAGTAGCTACATTGCCTTTTTTCTCATTAGCCTTAGAAGAGATCTCAACATCATTGATGTTTAGTTGTTTATTAATTGTTTCAGTCCAGTTATTCCCAAAAGCAGGGTCATAAGACTTATTAAAGATCATCCCTTGTGGGGTATTAATTCCATAAGAAGCATTACCAAATGAACCTGAAATAGTAAGTCCTGGTACTTTAGTGTAAGACACTGATTTGATAACTGCCCTTGTGTTCTTAGCTTTAATCTTA